AGCGCCCGCGATTCGCCATATTTTGTCAAGCGCGTCCCCGTCACCCGGCCCGTGCGCAGCGTCGCCCAGCCCTCCAGCCCGCCTTTGGCCAGGCCCCGGCCCATGGCCGCCAATATCTGCGGCGCCGCCAGCGGCCGTTGCGTCAGTTGCAAGCCCAGGTGCGCCCCAAAATTTAGCGCCGTGGAAAATATATTCACCGCGTGCGTCGTCGTCCCGCTCAAGATATTCTTATACCAGAACGCCATGGGCAGCTCATACCAGGGCAACCCCCGCTGCCGCGCCACGTAATCCATCAGGTCCAGGATGGCCCCCTGCTTCTGGCTTCCTTCCGGCTTGGCCTGCGCGTCATTGGCCCGGCGCGTCACTTCCTTGGCCAGCCCCTCGTTCCAGACCGGCAGCTTGAATTTTTCACGAATCAAATCCCACAGCCCCCGCTCGCTGAACGCCCCCAGGTTGCTCAGCTCAATCAACCGCGGCAACGCCGCCTTCAACGCCCGCGGCAGCTTCACCTCGCGCCCGAGCTGCTCCAGCGCCTTGGCCTTGCGCGCCTTGGCCACCGCAGCATCGATCTTGGCCAGGGTCAGGGTGGAGGTGCTGTCGATGGTCGCCGTGCTGACGGCTGACCCACCGAAGATCACGGAGGTGGGGCTACTGTCGAACTGGGTGAAGATGTCGTCGTCGATGTACTCGGCCAACCAGAACTTGAGCGTGTTCTTCGCGCTCATGCGCTGGTCGAACGCCGTGCGCCGCTCGGACAGGCGCCCCTTGAGCCGGACGGCGTTGCGCACCTGGTCCAGGGTCACCTGGTCGCTGTACCACACCAGCTGCTCTTCGTTCCCCTCGAGAACCGCATCCCCGGTCACGCCCGCGCCCGACAACTTGCGCTGCAGCGTGTAGGTCAGCTGATCGCCTGCGACGCCTTCCAGATCGCGCTTGACCTGGATGCAGGACTTGTCGTCCTCCCCCATCATCTTCCCCCAGTAAATTTCATGGGGCATTTCCTGCCACAGCTTGGTGGCCCAGCGCTTGACAGTCGCCGCGTCACCGGTCAAGACTTCCGTGTCGGCCATGTGGACTCCTCCCTAGTGTCGGCCTAGCCCTCGAGCCAAAAGCGCTCCATCTCCGGGTTCTTCTTGAACCAGCGCTCCCGGTCCCCGTCCGCCATCGCGTCGATCTGCTCGCGCGTGACGTGCTGAGTGGGGGGCGCTGCCGGCTTGATGTGACTGATGCCTCGTGGGCGTCGAGCGCCAGCCTCGACACGGTCGATCACCTCGCGCGCGCCTTCCTGCCGCGCCCGATCCAAGTCATCGGCCTTTGGAGCCTTGTCCTTGGGTTCGGGCTTTACTTCCGCCTGTGCAGCGGCAACCACAACCGCTGCGGATTCGTCCCCACCATCCCCGTCCAGTTCGGCCTTGGCGTCAGCGTCGGCGGCCAATTTGCCCTTCGCCAGCCGGTACGCCATCTCGCCCGGATCGGACGAGGCGTAGATGCGCCGCGCCAGCACCGGGTCGGCGAACTGGTTATTCGTCGTCTTGACCGCTGCGAAAATGCCAGCCTTGCCACAGACCTCGTCGTAGTCGGGATGGCGGACTCGCGCCCGCGTCTCCGAGACCTTCACGTCGAAGTCGAACCTGGCTTCCTCGAGCTGCTGGGCCCAACGCTCGTCGCGCCGGTCCACTTCCTGGATCATGATCTCGAGGACTTCACCCAGGCCCTCGGCGCTCTCGGCCTTCTTCTTGAGCGTCGTGGCCCGCGACTCCGGCGTGTTACTATCGCCCGCTTTGCCCAGGTCGTGCTCGATCCAGTGCGTCGCCGCCTGGATCGCCCAGTTCGTCTGCAACGTGGTGAGCAGGCCGCGCACCTGCGCGACGTTGAGCGTCGCCATGATGTACGGCTGGTAGCGGAGCTGCGGGTTCTCCGAGCCGGTGTAGCGGCCTCGGTAGAGGAAGTAGCCCGTGTGCCCAAACCGGTTCTTGCCCCGGTACAGCTCCTTCGCGCCAGCGCTAAGCGAGCCGCTGGAGTCGGGGGAGCCCACGGCCCCCGCCGGCGTCCAGAAGTGGTAGATCATCTCCGGTGTGCGGATCGCCACAAAGTCGCCGACTGTCGTGTACTCGCCGCCCTCTTTGATCTCCGACTCGCGGATGCGGCGCACCTCCATCCCGAAGATCACTTCGTCCCGCTTGATGTTTTCGATCGGGTAGAAACTCAGCGGGTCGATGTCGCGGACGCAGAGCGGCAGGCCCGCGTCCTGGCGGTACTCGTCCACGCGCCCGTTGTAGCCGTCCGAGTCCTCGCCCTTGTTACGCTTGGGCTGCTCAGTGAAGAAGCGGCCGCGCTCGTCCAGCGCCCGGACTGCCCAGCCTGCGTCCGCCGCCATGTGGCGCATCGGCACGTAGTCAGACGGCATCTCCTGCTCGATGAAGGCGCGGTAGAAAGACTCCAGCTCCTCGCCGCGCTCCTGGGCCTGGGGCTTCTCGGAGCG